TAACGTCAGCAGCAGCACCAGAACCCAAGCGACCACGTTGAGCCAGTTGGCTCTGCACACGGGCTTGTACGGGGTCTAGCGCACGTTGGATAGCACCAGTAAGCAAACCAGACTGTGCAGGCGGTACATACTGACCTTCAGGGCCAGTGCTACCAAGAAACGAACCAACAGTCGATTGCGCTTGTTGTGTCAGTGGGCTACCAGCTACAGCGCGTTGCTCCTGTGCGCGCAGTGCTTGTTCTGTCTGTGGTGCAAAACCAGCGTAAGTCTGACCTTGATAAAACTGCGGAGCGCCTTGTTGATACTGACGCAATGCCTCAGACATACCGTACTGCAAGAAGGGTTGAGCAAAGGCATCAACACCTGTCTGGGTTACTGTTTCTGTAGTTCCGTCTGCCATTTTATTTACCTCTGGCCTTAATTTATACGGTTATCCACCGTTTGTAAACGCTATCCTAGAACAGCATAATGAAAAAGAATATCACTCGTATTTGAGTTACTGCGATGTGTAAGTGTAAAGGTTTGCTTGCCCACGCTACTAATATAGAGATGAGATAGCTCTTGGGCTGCGTTAGATGACTTGGGTGTCCAAAGAATCACGCTGTTAGGATTTACACGCAAATCTGTTACGGTTGTTGTCGTAGAGCTTGCAGTCAACTGAAACGCACCAGTAGAGTTTATCTTACCCTCTACAAGGTTGTTGACCACCTCCGCGACCTCACGAGGCGTACCACCCATATTCGGAAGTCTGCGGTATTGGTTAGCCATTACCTGCGTCCTATCGTGTTAGCATCAACGTCAATGCCCTGCGCCTTCTTCCACTCACCACCCAAGTTTAAGCGCACCCGATGGTAGCGTCCGTTAGAGCGTACGGGGCAGAAGTTGTCATTGTTTAGGGTAGATGCGCTGCCAAACGTAAATGTATCAATCTGACGATTGCGCGAGGCAACCTGTGCCGTCACTGTGCCAGTGGAGTTTTCACGCAAGGTAACATATGGAATGACATTGTTTAGCAGCGAGTGAGAGCCTGTGCGAACCTCAAACTCAGCAGTCTCTACTGTTGCGCTCAATGTACTTCCTGTGAAGGTTTGGATTTTTTTGTCTTTAGAAGCGGCAAATAGAAACTCGCCGCCGCGATAGACAGCACCATCGAGAGAAGCAGGTAGAACGTCAAGATTACCAAAAGCAGCATCAAGAGCTTCAAGAGTGTAGCCAGCGGTATAAATAGGTGCAACCATATCCACAGCAACAGACGCGGTACTCCACTTATCAAGCGCATAGTTATAGATAATAAGTTTGTCAGGTGAACCATTCGTAGCCGCCGTACTTGCATAAGACCAAACAATAATCTGGCGGAGCGGGTCAGCAGAGGCTGTCATATTCTTAGCATATGCACCGTCCCAGTCTTCCAAGAAGAAACGGTTTACCTTCTCTGCACCGATGGCGCGAGAACGCTCACCATCAAACATATAGAAGCCGTCATCAGCCAGATAGAAGACACTGTGACCAACATTACAAACGCTACCAGCAACCTTACAGCCACGCACCGTCTCCACCTTATCGAACTGGAATATCAGTGGCGCACCAATGTAACTACCGCGCACAATGCCCTTCTCCATAAGAATAGTGGCATATTCACCGCCGACAAGTCCAGTCACATCACCCATGTCTTGAATGTCTTGGAAGTCAGCCTGAGTCGTAGCAGACACAGCCCAGCTTGTGTAATCGCCCAGCGCAGACCAGCGCACACGATAGGGCTTGTTGCCATCTGTTGAGTCATGCGTAAAGCCAGTCATTACAAAGTCACGCACAACTGCAAGGTACTTAGCCTTTGGCGCATCAGCAGAAAGGTCAGCAAATAACCCAGCGCCAGCAGCAGTAGCTGTTTGAATGGGGTCAGCAAAGTTTGTGCTAATTACAGCTTCGCCAAACTGAACAAAACGAGGGCGGTCTTCTGCGCCAGTGCTGTAATTTCCAGACTTGCTAACATTATCAAGCGAACCATCAGTCGTATCAAACTTGTAAATCTTTGTGCGGTCAGCAGCATACAAGCCAACATTACCATCATCATCAGCGGCAGCAAACATGCCGACAATCACTTCATCAGCGACACCACTAATAGGAGAAATGTTTTGCATGCTCTCATAGCCAGCAGCCGCAGGAATGACGTTGTTGGCTACTGTAACACCTGCGTTACCAAAATCTGATTGGTCAGGTAAAAATTCCCCAAAGCTAATCATTGCGAACTCCAGCTTTCATTTTCAGCAGACACGTTTGTCCAAGTATCAGAACTAGCAGCAATAGGTGTCCAGCTTTCACCTTCAGCAGACACCACAGTCCAACTCTCGCCTTCATCTGCTACCTCAGACCATACCTCACCTTCGGCCTCAATAACACCCCACAATTCGCCTAGTTTTTCAGCTTCTACGGATACTGTAGCGACAGGCTGCGGATTAGCAGTGGCGAACACTTCAAAGTTAGCAGTGACATCTGGGATAGTAGCAAACGCTTGTAAGCTGGCTGTAGCGGTTGCAAGCAAGCCACCTTCTGCATTGACTGATGCAGACGTAGATGCAGAGCTATCACCAACCCGCACACGAATGCCAGCAGAGCTAACACTTGCAGAAGAAGATATAGAGGATGCACCAATTTGGATGCGAATACCGTCAGCAGATACGGAGACATTTGCAGACAGTGACGATGCACCAATAACAACCCTAATAGCTTCTGCTGTTGCTGTAGCAGTTGCAGATGGTTGAGCAGCGCCAACAACAATACGCACACCCTCTGCCGACATTGTAGACGGCCCAGCAAGCGCAGACGCACCAAACTGGATACGAATACCATCAGCGGCAACAGTGCTGGTAACACTTATGTTACTTGCGCCAAGCCTTATGCGTACGCCTTCAGAGGTTACAGTAGATGAGGTAGATGCTGCGGCAGCACCATCAAAGATACCAAAGCCAACAGCGGCTACAGATGCAGATGTGGATGGGGTGGATTCACCCTCACGCAGAGCAGCAGTCAGCCAGATAGAACTATCTAGTGAATACGGGAGACTGTCTAAGTCACCCCAGTTATCTAACTGCTCAAGTGTTGGCCCTACGATGTCAGCCATGACTAGGCCGCCGTAATATCAACGCCTGAAGCTGCTACCTTAAAGATGTCACCATCATTGATTGTCTTGGAAGCCGTCAATGCTGCGTGAAACAGCAGGTTGCCAGAGGACGAAGCATCGTAAATGCCAATGTGTGTAACAGTTCCAAAGTTGCCACCAGAAGCAGCAGGGAACTCAACAGCAGCGCTGTTTGATGCTGTGCCAGATGATGACGCACCAAACGCCATAGCCTGACGAGCATATCCGTTGCCGCTTACCTCTGTACCAGTGCCAGCATCAGTCGGGTCAGCCGTGTGCAGCCCAATATAAACAGTGGCAGGAGCAGAGGTGCTGCTTGTGCCTAAGAAGTGGTCAAGGAAGGCATCTTCCAAATAATCGCTCATTGCGCTCATGTCTATTCTCCGTAATCAGATTTCATTTGAAGAGCAGAGCCAGCAAACTGACTCTCAGCTTCTTCACGTTTAATCTCTGTAATTGCGCGTGTAAACAACTGCTCATACAAAGCAGTCTTCTGGTCATCCATCAAATATACACCAGCAGCGCCCAAAGAGCCATATAGATATGCGTCAGGATGACGGGTTAAGATTGTATTGCTAGTGTTACTGTCAGACAACTCATCTACACCCTCACCGTAAATAAGCTCTGCCGTGTAGGCGCTATCAGGTGTAGGTGCAAACTTAATCTCGCTACCAAAGATTGTGTAGGCGCGAGGCTTGCCTGTTGCATTAGATGTATAGTGGCTGTCAAGCGCCATAGGCGTGTAATACTCAAGCACTTCAGCAGGTGTTGTATTTAGCTTTACAGAGCGAATAGAACGCAGGTCAGTCGGTAGGGAAACAAACGCATCGCCAGCAGACAGTGTAGCGTTAGCGCGTTTTGTCTGGGAACGTGTACCAAGTTCGCGGCTCATACGCGCCTCTGCAAGAGAGATAAACTCAGGGATACGGTCAGTCAAATCATCACGAGCTAAGAAGTTCGCAATCGCCGTTTTAAGTTCTGCGTAAGTTCCGATTGCCATTATACTCTACCGCCACTTGTTCTAAAGAACCTGTTATCATAGTCATTGAGCCATTTCTTCCAGCCATTAGGATTATCTTTTGGTTGGCCTAGCTCTTGAATTAGCTGATGATACAATGCTGTGGGTATTTCCGCAACCTTCTGTTGATGTCGCTGCGTATTACCTTGCAGGCTACCAGAGCGGTATTCATTGCGTTCATCGCGGTTATTAGCAAGAAGAGCGTCAACATTCTGACTGCTCTCAAAAATCATTTTACCGTCTTCATCAAAATGCGCCCACGTTTCTTTCCCCGTGACCGCATCTTTTTGTAAAAGTCTCTTCTTCATCTTTCTCCCCTAAAGTGAACGGGGGTAGCCGAAGCTACCCCCTCAACACTTAC